TCCCAGTCCCTGGGCCTCCCGATCCAGGTGCGGGCCTCCAAGAATCCGGTCCTGCCGCGGAATGAGGACAACCCTGTGGGCGGGAGCCGGCAGGTCGCAGCCTCGGTAGGCGCCTACAAGCGCCGGTTGGCGGACTTCCGGGCCACACTCTTCGGTATGCTCGACGAGATGCACGCCGAAGTTGTAGAAGTCCCGTCTGCTTCGACCGAGATTCAGGTCAATGCTGTCCGCTATATGTACCAAGTTGACCCTGCAAGGCTGACCGAGACGGTGCGGACGCTGTTCGAGAATCTGGTCGGGGCGCATGTGGCCGGGGACTTTGCCACTCAGGCGCAGGCCAGCTACCAAGCCGGGGCCGCCACGGCAGACCGCTCTTTACGGACTCTGCTGGACGACACCCGAGACCTGACGCGGCTTCTTCGGGAGTCGCCGTTCCTGCAAAGGGTCGCATTCGTCAAAGCGCGGGTCTTTGAGGAGATGAAGGGTTTCACCAGCGACACAGCCTCGCGCCTTGGCGCGGTTCTGATGGAAGGGTTGGCCGACGGCCGCAGTATCGCCCACATCAAGAGCGTACTCGCCAAGGAGTTCGGGGTCTCGGTGGGCCGGGCCAGGACAATCGCGCGGACCGAGGTCATTGGCGCCCTGCGGCGCGGGCGCATCGAGCAGGCCCAGAGCACCGCTGAGGAGCTTGGGGTCGAGATCGGGATGATGTGGTTCAGCGCGCTGTCCAGCACTACCCGCGTCACCCATGCTGAGCGTCACGGCAAGGTCTTCACGCCCGCTGAGGTCAAGCAATTCTACACCGAGGGCGGCAACGCCATCAACTGCAAATGTTCGCAGGTCGAAGTCATCATGAAGGATGGCAAGCCGCTGCAACAAAAACTGGTCGGGCGTGAGGATGAGCGCCGCAGGGCCTACCTGAAAGAGGGCTAGTCAAGATGGAGCAGATCTACGTTAATGTCACCACAGCGGTCGACCCCAAAGCCATCACCCGCGAGGTTCGCAATGGTAGAGACGTGATCGTGGTGCCGTCTGCGACCATGCCTGCGGACATCGTCATGAATGGGGTCAAGTACCCGAAGGCTGTCATCGAAGCCTCGTTCGCCTCGCTCAACCGGGCGCCAGCCCCGATGGGGCACCCCAAGCTCAACGGCAACTTCCTGAGCGCCCGCGACCCGGAAGCCATCAATCACTTCCACGTCGGCGCATGGAACGAGAACGTGCGCTGGGACGGCAAGCGCATCCTGCTCGACAAGGTGATTGACGTCAAGGTCGCGGAGTCCACAGAGAAGGGCAAGCGCCTGCTCAATGCAGTCAACAAGGGCGACCCCATCAGCACCTCCACCGGCCTTCTGGCTGAGGTTGACGCTGGCCACGGAGGGGATTCAATCAAGACCGCAAAGAGCATCATTTTCGACCACGACGCGATCCTCCTCGACGAGGACCCGGCAGCCTCACCCGAGCAAGGCGTCGGCATGCTTGTGAATGGCAAGCAGCTCGAAGTGGTCAACTACAATCTTGAGTCCGCCTTCAAGGAGATTGATTGGGCCGGGCAAGAGATGGTGCGGTCAATTCAACGGGCTGCGGACGCCACCCTGTGGGCCAAGGTTCGCGACAAGGTGATGGCCATTATCAAGGAAGCGGTCGGAGTCTCTGAGGAGCCCGCCGCGGGTGAAACCATGAACTCGAAGGATGATGATATGAGTGCGGAAGACATCAAGAAGCTGCAGGATGACCTTGCAGCGCAGCAGCTGATGGTGAATGAGATGGTCAAAGCCGAAGACCTGGCGGCGATCAATACCGCGCTGGCGGTACTGACCAATCAGGTCGAGGGCCTGATCGCAGCCGCGAGTGCCGGCGCCGAGGCGGCGCTGGCTGCCGACCAGGCGGCGGTCGTCGAAGCCGGACTGATGAACGAAGAAGAGGTCAAGAAGGAGGACCCGATCGTCGTGAACCGGCTGGCCAAGCGGGCGCGCGAGCTTTCGGCCAAACCTGCGGCCCCCCTGCTGCGCGCTCATGCGTTGCAGCCCGACCCCAAGGGAGCGCCCAAGGTCGAAGATCACTTCGTCTGAACAGGGCGTCCATACCCGCCCCAACCCCATCGCATGAACAGGAGATTGCCATGCGCTTCAATAAGATCTTTGCGGGGCCGGTGAGCGAAACCCTGCCCCAAGTCGTCGAGGCGCCGGCAGCGGCTGACGACCTCAAGCCGGGTAACGTGGTGACCTTCGTTACCGGCGGCGAGTTTGACCACGCCGGGGCCACCACCGGCACCCAACTGTTTGTCGTGCAGGACAATTACCTCGCGATGCTCGGCACCGACGACGCCTACGAAGACGGCGAGTCGGTCATCGGTATGATCCCGCTGGATGAGCAGTTCTTCGCTTGTCGGTTCGCGGCCTCGACCGCCGTCGTCAAGGGCGACGCCATCGCGCTGGCCGCCAATGGGCTCTTGCGCAAGCTGCCGACCGCCACCGGCTCCTACATCGTTGTCGGGTATTCCGACGAGACGGTGACCTTGGGCGCCGCCGCCGAGGACCTGATTCGGGTCCGCTGGACTCAACCCCGCCAGGTCACGGTCTGACCAGAACCTTCGCACGAGCAGGAGAAAAACATGTTTGCTCTCAACCGTGAGTTTATCACGAATCACGCCTCCATCGGGGCAGCCTTGGCGGGCGAGATTCTCGCGGACCGCCGCTACTTCCTCACCAACGAGACGGCGCTGGCCTCCTTCCACAACGCGAGTACGCTGTTGCCGCTTGACGCGTGGAAGGAACTTGATGCCGTCACCACCAGGGTCATGCGCGACGACGAGGGCGAGGTCTACATGGCCGACCTTCGCGCGCTGGCCAGGCCGGTCAACATCGGCACGCTGGTCCACCTTCGCCGGGTATCCTCGGACGCGGGCCAGGTGACCCGTTCGCTGTCGGGGCAGGTCGCGGTTCCGATGGACAAGGTCGTCTACGACTTCATGGGCACCCCGATCCCGATCTTCGACTCGGCCTACGGCCGGGAATGGCGGGAATGGAACACCCTGCAAAACGCCAACTTCGACGCGCTGATCGACGACCAGGAAGCCCATACGGCGGCGGTGAAGCAGGACATGGCGCAATACGCTTTGACCGGCGATTCCAGGAGCACGCTGCGGGGCTACACCGGCTACGGGATCATGAATCACCCGAACTCGGTGGCCATCAACCTCGGCAACGCGACCGGAGGGGCGAACATCGACCTTACCACTGCTACGGCCGACACGATCGACGCTTTCTTCACCGGCTATCTTGGGCAGGTGCTGGACGACAACAAGCTTGGCCCGCGCAAGGTCAACCTCTACATCTCGCCAGAAATCGGGCGGGCATGGGACATCTCCTACTCCGGTTCGGCCGGGATGAAGGAGGGCACCCTCTGGGACCACATTGCCAAGAATCGCCGGGTCAACAAGATCGCCGTGACCAACGAGCTGTCCGGCAATGAGTTCTTCGGCTTCGTTCCCGACCCGCAGTTCATTCGCCCGCTGATCGGTATGCCGGTCTCGACGATCGCGATGAACCGCGCCAACCCGCGCGACAACTACCAGTTCATGGTGTCGGGCGCGATGGGCCTGGACATCGGCGCCGATTACGCCGGCCGCTCCGGGGTATTTCACTCGGTGGTGATCGACGCCTGATCCGAATAGGCCGGCGTTCCTCTCTCCGCCGGTCTGTAGGCGCGCCTCAGTGTCCTCCATGCGCTGGGGCGCGCGTCATCAACTAAGCCCAAAGGGTGAAACATGAAAAAGCAATACGAAGTAACCGGCGCCTTTGCCGGCATGAAGAAGGGGGAGATCCTTGAGGCTGACGCGAAAAGTGTTGAAGCTTCCGGCCTCCTTGGCATCACGCTCAAAGAGGTTCGCACCGCCAAGACGAAGGTGGAGAAGGATGAACCCGAGAGGCCGGTAGCGCCCGGAGGCCCGCCTGTGGGCACCACGAAACCGGCCGTGACCCCGAAGTGACCGAGGACTGATTATGGCAGACTACACCATCACCGTTGCAGAAGTCAAAGTGCTGGTGCCTTCTGCCATTGATGTCCTCGTCGCTGAATACGTCTCGATGCTCACCGCCGTGGACGCCTGTCTGGAGGGCGCCGGGGTTGCCGATGAGGCAGGGAAATCTCTCAAGCGGCTGGCTGTCGCCCACGTGGCGCAGCTGACGCTTAACGGAGGCCGAGGCGCCGTGGTGAGTGAGTCCGTGCCGGCCGCGTCGCGTTCCTTCGCGGCTTGGCGCGGGCAAGGCGGCCTGGAAGGCACGCCCTATGGATCCATGCTCAAGAGCCTGGACTGGTCCGGGTGCCTCGTGCATCTGTTCGACGCCGACGGGGCATCGGGTGGGCCGTATCTTTACATCGGGACCGCGGGCACATGAGCACAATCGCGAGCTGGGCCTATACCAACCCGGTCACCTTCTGGCGACTATCGACGGCGGACATTTACGGGCAGCCGACCTATGAGCTGGCCTACACGGTGCTCTGCGCCTTTGAGTTGGTCGACGCGGTCAGCCCCGACAACGCGGTCCCCACAGCCGAGGCTTCCTCCGGCATGGATACCTTCTATTTCGAGCTGGACCCCGATGTCGCCGCGCCGACGCCCGGCTGGCTGGCCGCCCTGGGGACTTTCTCCGGGTCCGAAGGCCCGCCAGGCGATGCCAAGCGCGTCAAAAGCATCACCCGTTATGATGCGGCCATGTTTGGGGAAACGGTACCAGACTATAAGGTCAGCGCGGCATGAAGCTCGAAGCCAGGTTTGAAGGACTTGAGCGCGCTTCGGACAGACTGACCAAGGAGCTGCGCCGGGTCGGCAAGGAGAATAGTCAGAAGTTCGTGACGCTGTCCCTAAAGATGATTGAGGCCCAGACCTCCCCATTCGTGCCTGTGGACACCTCGCTGCTTATCAATTCAGCCTACACGCTGGTGCGAAAGTTCAAGTCGTCTACGGCAATGCCGGGGTATATAGGTACCTTCGGCTACGGCGCCGAATATGCCGGCTACGTTCACGAAGGCGGGCCGAAGAACTGGAAGAAGGGCGGCGCCTCGGATAAGTTTCTGGAGCTTGGCGTCGAGGCTTTCATCGCCGAGGACCTGGACAACCTCTTGCAGCTCCTGGGAGACTAGTATGGCCACGACGCTGCTTGAAGATCTCAAAGCCCACATCACCGCGACTGCTACGGCGGCGCTTCCTGGGCTGGTCTTCCGCATCCACAACTTCAGTGACGCGGACCTCTTGGGGCACGCCCCGGTCCTGCTCCTTAGACGCTCTGGCTCGGGGGGCGATGATGACGAGATCGAGCAAGAGACCGATGTTGATATTACCATTTTGGTGGGCGGCAGTCAACTCAAGACTGGCGAGGACGCCTGCCAGGCTCTGCGGCTCTTTCTCAAAAGCGACGCAGGCTATAGCGGACCAGGCGCCTTCGCCTACGTCGTCTATAGCCCGCTCGTCGGGCCAGCGCCACTCACCAATGGCAAGCCCCGGTTCATGTTGATGGTGCGATGCTTCACCGAAGACCAATAAGGAGACACGAAGATGGCTGGAATGACCGGGCGGAAGATTCGCCTCAAGAAAGGTTCCTCGACGACGGCTGTGGCCATCATCGGGGCGCGGAGCGAAGACCTGACCGTAGCCAACGGAGAGGTCGATGTCACCGACAAGGACGACAATGGGTACCGCACCCTGCTTGACGACTGGGCGCAGCGGTCCATCGATGTCACCGTGGCTGGGGTGCTCAAGGATGCCTCCCTGATCACCATCGCCACCTCCAGTTCCGGGACAGTGCTGCTCAGCGAACACACGCTCGAGATCGAAGGCATCGGCGAGTTCGTCGGCGACTTCTACCTGAACGGGCTCCAAATCGGCGCGCCGCACGACAACGTGGCCACCTTCTCGGCGACCTTCCTGTCGTCCGGGGAATACACGTTCACTTCGACGCCTTGAGAGGGGTAGACCATGAGAGAGATCACATTCGACTGGGGCGGCGAGCAGCTTAGGTTCTCGCCGCACTTCGCGCTTATCGAGCGCATCGCGCAAGAGCTTCGTCAAGTGACCGAAGGCACCGAGACCACCATCGGGCTCGCCTACAAGTGCGTACACGGCGGGCTGGAGCCTGTCGTGATCATGGTCCCGCTGATGCATTTCCTCCGAGAGGCCAAAGGCGCCGACTGCCCGACAAAGCAGGAAGTATTCGACCGCATCCTGAGCGAGCCGCATATGCTGGTATCGTTTCGCGTGGCGTACGTGCAGGCAATGCTGCCGAATGTCGATATGGGAAAAGATCCCGCCGCCCCCCTGGAGCCGGGCAAAGCGGCGGCAAGGAAGGCTCCCGCCAAGAGCCGCAAGAGATAGACTTCGAGAGCTTCTACTTGAAGGCCCGTATCGACCTCGGCATTCAGCCGTCGGAGTTCTGGGCCATGACTCTGAAAGAGTTCTTGCTTGACGTTATCGCAAGAGCGCCTTTGGACGATAACGACCCAAGCCTCTACGCGGGGGGCCTGACCAGGGGTCAGGTAGAAGAACTGATGAAGTGGGGCGATGAATGAGCAGCACCGTAATCAAGGATGTCCTGGTTCGCGTTGGCGTGGACTCTACTCAGCTCGAAGACGGTCTCAACTCCTCCCTGTCCTCTCTCAAGAAT